GATGGTGTTTTAGAGCAAGAAAATACTACATCTATTCCCGCTACTATTGATAATGATGTTGTTGATTTTAATATTGGTAGAGCAGCAAATGGAACATTTTACTACAATGGTGAAATTTCTAACGTAGCTATATGGAACTCTGATCAATCAGCTAACATAGCTAACATATACAACAACGGTTCCCCACAAAGTTCATATACTACAACACCTACAGCTTGGTATAAATTAAATGCTACAAGTAATTATGCTGGATTAAATCCAAATTGGCATGATGTTTTAGACTTTGGAGGTACAGATTATATAGATTGTGGCATTATAAGCGCTGTTGAAGGTGTTTCTACTTTCAGCATGGCTGCTTGGGTTTACCCTACTAATGGAGCTATTAAAACAGTTATTGGTAACTGGGGAAATCCTTATATAGGTGTAAACATAGAAACTAGTTCTAGCGCTGTTTATTTTAATGTAGACAGTGATGCTGCCGGTTCAGGTTATGGTGCTAGTTCTAGTGGTTTAACTAATAACACTTGGAATCATGTAATGTTAGTTTTTGATGGTTCTGGTTCAACTAACTCAGATAAATTAAAAGGATATATAAACGGTGTTGAACAATCTTTAAGTTATACAGGAACAATCCCAAGTACTACAGCAACACCAAATAGATCTTTTAGAATAGGAGATGCACATGCTGGAAATGGTTTAATTGGAAATATTTCTAATGCTGCTATATGGAATCAAGTCATATCTTCTGAAGACGTTAAATATCTTTATAATGGTGGCACGCCACAAACTAATATATCATTTGAACCAGTTAGCTGGTGGAAGCTAGATAACTTAACCACTGGGATACAAGATTCAGGTAGTGCTAGTAATAATGGTACGAATAACGGGGCAACTGAAGTTGCAAGCAACGTTGCAGTAGATCAATGGAATTTTGATAATGTATCACAAGCACAAACACCTAATTATTCTAGTGCTTTAGATTTTGATGGAAGTGATTATATACAAATTCCGTATAATGCAAATTTAACCCCTCAAACTGGAAATTTTAGTATTTCAGCTTGGATAAATACAGATGATTTATCTGGATGGCATCCAATTTGGAGTACATTAAATTTAGACTCAAGTGTTGCAGCGGTTGCATTACATACTTTTGATACTAAAATTAGAGTAACAATAGGAAGGCCGACAAGTGGTTGGGCTTTGCTATTAGATAGCACTGCAACACTAAGTACTGATACGTGGTATCATATTGCAGTCACATTTGATTTTTCAGGAAATGCACAAATCTATATTAATGGAAACGCTGATAATAGTGGGGCAATTGGCACACATTCTACTACTTGGCATACTGGTGACAGATATATTGGAGAAGGTGAAGGTTTGTGGGATGGTAGAGTTTCTAATCTTTCAATTTATAGTTCAGAATTATCAGCAGCGCAAATAACAACGCTTTATAATAGCGGAACACCTGAAACAGCTATATCTTTGTCCCCGGTATCTTGGTGGAAGTTAGATAACACTACAACAGGTATTCAAGATTCTGGATCAGCTAGTAACAACGGAACTAACAACGGCGCTACAGAAATACAGACTAATGTATGGACGCCTAGATTAAACGGGGAAAGTACAACATTACCAAGTACAGCTTTAGTAAGTAGCGATTTACAATTTGAATCTCCTTATAGTAATTTTAGTTTAGATTTTGATGGTACAAATGATTATATAAATTGCAGCGTTAACAGCAGTTTAGTTAGTGCTACTAACTTTTCACTTTCAGGATGGTTTTATTTTGATAGCGTAGCTAATAATAAAACTTTATATAGTTATGGTGGTGCTACAGGCACAAACCAATATAGTATAACTGCGCAGACTCATGCAAGTGGTAATTTGATATTTGTTATTGCAGACGCTGTAACTGATGCAGGTAATAATTATATTCAAACTAATTTAGCTTCTGTTTTAACTACATCTACGTGGTATCATATAGTTTGTACATATGATGGGAGTCAAGCAGGGAATACAGACAAAGCTAAAATATATATAAATGGAACTGAAGTAGCATACGCCGCAGGATTAGGAACAATACCTGCTACAACTTCTGCAAGTACTGGTCCTTTTAATATTGGTCAATGGGAATTAGGTGGTTCAAATAGATTTTTTAATGGTAAAATAGATGAAATAGCTATATTTAGTTCTACTCTTACTCAAGCACAAATTAGCCAAGTATATAACAATGGTTACCCTGCAGACTTAACTTCATTATCTCCAGTATCTTGGTGGAGATTAGGGGAAGATGCTTATTTTGTTTCTCCAAACTTTACTGTTCCAAATCAAATTACTGGAGCACCAAATGGTACAAGCCAGAATATGGATCAAGCTGATTTAGTAGCAGACGCACCAGGTAGTTATGCTTCAGGTGTTGGTAGTAGTTTAGCTCTTGCAGATAGAGTTGGTGACGCCCCAGAATCTACAGCTAATTCCCTTAGCTTTAATATGACACCGCTAAATAAAATATCATACCCTGCAGGTTATGTACCTACGCAAGCTGATAATATTTATAGTATGGCATTTGATGGTGCTAGTACTAAAATAACTTTTCCAACAATTACTTTAGCAACTAATTACACGCTTTCTGCTTGGGCTAAAAGAAGTTCTACAGCAAATATGTTTTTGTTTGGTAATTCTCAAACTTATGGATATGGTGCTTATTTTAATGGTACTTCAAATTTATATTTTAAAGAATCATTCCTAATGACATTTAACAATGCTGCTATTCAAACGGCTCTTGCAAGAACAGATTGGGTTCATTGGGTGTTTGTTAAAGACACAACAACTGGAACAGTTTCAATTTATGTTGATGGTGTTTTAGCGCAAAGTGTTTCAGGTTCAGGAATGGCAACTATTAATGCTATTGGAGGAAGTGGTAGACCAACAGGAACACAATATATATGGAACGGAAATATAGACGAAGTTGCTATATTTGATTACGCTCTTTCCGCTAGACAAATAAAACAAGATATTTATTAAAATAGATATATGGCAACAGAGTGGATATCACCAACATGGCGTATGCCAAATGATAAGAACCAAAGTAAGTTTGAGAACTATAGTTTAGATTTTGCAGGAGCATCTTTAGAACATATAATGCTAGGAAATGGAGGTCACGATACTGATTTGTTACCAGGTAAACCAACAGTAGCAGGAACTGTCAATAATCCTAATTTTTCTGTTTCTGCATTTTTTAATTTTGACAGCGCTATATTAGGTTCATCAAGAAATATAATTGGTGCTGGTCAAACAGGAGGAGCTACATATTGGTATTTGCGAAAAAACGCTAGTGATAATATAGAATTTGTAGTTAGAAATGAGGTTGGTTCCCCTTATTATATTACAGTAACTGGATCTACTGTTTTAAATAGTGACCAATGGTATCATGCTGCTGTTTCATGGAATGGTACAACTATAACTTTATATTTAGATGGAACATCTGAAGCGAATGCTGCTGCTACAACTTTTTATTTCGGTGGTGGACCTGGAACTGAATGGCCTACTATAGGGAGTTATTATAGAGGAGCAACTACTCAAAGCTCCTTGTGGGACGGCGAAATAGGACAACCGTGTATTTTTGATTATCCGCTTTCACAAGACCAAGTAAACTATCTATACAACTCAGGTACTCCACAAAATCCTATGGCTATATCTGGACAACCTCCAATTGCTTATTATCCTTTAGGTGGATCAAGTACCGGAAGTGCAAGCACGTTGACTGTTCCAAACGAATCAGTAGCAGATGCAAGTGTTTTTGATTTTGAGGGCGATGATAAAATAGATATAAATGAAGTAAATAGTGTTTTTAGTAATGCAAGCAATTTTACAATTTCTGGGTGGTTTAATTGGGAAACTATAAGTAATGCTAATGAATGGTTATTTATGGCTTCTGGCACAAATATAAATACTAAAAGAGTTCAGATTGAGACTTATAATCAAGATTTATATTTTAGTTTTATTGGAGCAACTGGTAGTTTGAGAGTGGATATGACAACAACTCAATGGTCTGGATGGGTACATATGGTAGCTGTTTTTGATGCTAGCGCTGCTAGTGCAGATAAAATGGTAATATATTTCAACGGTGCAAGAGCTGCTAATGTCGCTTATACAGAACCTACAGGTAATTCCCCAACAGATATTGTAAATGTTTCTACAAGCTACTAACCTAAAAGCTTGGTATAAAATGAATGTAGATACTAGCACTTGGAATGGAAGTGATTGGCTTTTAAGTAATTCTAGTATTACCCCAACTTACACAGAAGGTTTATTTTTTGGGGGTGGTTACATAGGTGGTTCTCCAGTTGCAAACTACGCTGGTATGAGTTTAACAAACCAAACAATTTCATCATCAAATGTTACTTATAGTTTTTGGTATAAAAGAGTTTTACCAACAACAGGAAGTAGCACAGGAATAGTTAAGTGTATTGGTTATTTAGGTGGAGTAAATGTTCTAAGTAGTGGTATGGTACAATGGTATGGAGATGCAGCTGCAAAATATATAAATTTTTCTGGCAAACTTGTTGCAGATGGAGCTTGGCATCATATTTTAGTATATTATCCTAACGCTGCTACAATAACCCACGCAGATGTAAAATGTTATATAGATGGTTCTCTTCAGACTAACAGTTATATTGGAGGAAGTAGTTCTAGTGGTCCTGTAACAACGATTCGTGGAACATTAATACAAAGTGTACCTATGAATGTTGAATTAAGTAATTGGGCTGTTTTTACTACAAATGAAACTAGTAATATAGATACTATATATAATGGAGGTACACCAGGTGATATTAGTTCTCTTAACCCTTTTGTTTGGTTAAAATATGATTCAGCTACTACAGCTTTTGCTGGAGCAACTGGAGCTAATTATGGGTTAGCAACTGATTCAAGTGGTAATTCTAATAATGGTAATTTAGCAGGTAGAACAGACGGTACTACTACTAAACTAGTAACTTCAAACGTACAATCTGGCGATGGTCTTAGTGACGGTATGAATACAGCAAATTTAGTTAACTCTGATTTAACTCGTAGTATTCCATATAGTAGTTATAGTTTAAATTTTGACGGTGGTGATTGGGCTACTCCGTCTATTAGTTTAAATACATTAAGTGCTTCAACTGCTTTTAGTGTTTCTTGTTGGGTTAAAATAGATACAAACACTAATTACGATCATTTAGTGGGAGCACCTACTTCTTACGCTGCTTGGGATACAGGATTTGGACTTTATCTAACTGGTAGTGCTATTAGGTTTTGGGTGGAACAATGGAATGGAGCAAATCAATATGTGGAAACCGCAGCTTTAAACACGGGTCAATGGTATCATATTACAGCTACGTTTGACACTACCAATGCTTTAAAACTATACGTTGATGGTGCTACTGTAACTACAGCTTCTGGAACAACTATAGATGGTTTAACTAATACAATATACTTAGGCTCAACAGGGGCTAATGCCACTTATGCACTTAATGGTAATTTAAATAATGTAGCTATATGGAACTCAGAGTTAACTCAAGATCAAATATTAACTATTTATAACGGTGGAGTTCCCAATGATATTTCTAGTTTATCTCCTTCTGCTTGGTGGAGTTTAGCAGGAGATAGTTATTATGATGGTACAAATTTTATATTACCAGATCTTAGTGCTAGTAGTAATAATGCTACTACAGCTAACATGTCAGGAATAGAACTAGTGGGTAATGGTCCAGGTTCTACAGCAAATGGAGTAGCTACAAGTATGGACATCCCAGCTAACCTAAAAGGAAATGCACCTAACTCATCTAATAATGCTTTTTCAGTGAATATGGATACAGCGGATAGAGTTGCAGACGTACCAGCGTAAAAAAGAAATTAAACAAGTAAATATATAAATAACAAGTAATTAACAAATAACAATTAAACAATGGCAACAACTTATGCAGTAATTAACTTAGACGATACAAATGCTATTTTGTTCAGTCAAGTAAATCAAAGTTCAGCTCAGACAATGAGAAGGAACTTAGCTAATACGCAAGGTTTACTGTCTTACCAAGTTGAACCTAGTTTTATCACTAATGGTTCTTTAGTACCGGTAAGTACAATGGATCATGATGCGGCGTTAGCGTTAATGGCAACTCCAGAGTGGTCGGATCCAAATCCCCCAATTGAGTAAATAAAAAAAAACAATCAAATTTAATTAAATGAAAATCAAAGAAGATCAACTAAAGACAATTCAAGAACAACAACAGCAATTAAATAATATTATACATGAAATAGGTTTATTAGAAACTAATAAACATAGTTTACTACACCAAATAGCTGAAGTAAATAAAGATGTAGAAGAAATGAAAGCTGAGTTAGAAAAAGAATATGGTGCAGTAAATATTAATTTAGAAGACGGCACTTATACTGAAATAACTAAAGAAGAGGAAGAAGTAGCTGTTAGTCATGTCTAGTGTAATAAGAAAGATTAGTATTGGTGCGGATTATAAAAATGAAGCTATGCATTATGCTGTAAGTCAACAAGTGTATGGGGGTCATATTATATGTAATATATTACATAATGAACAAGATGATTCATATAATATATACATAAAAAAGAATGATGAAGTTCTTCCTTGGAAAAAGTTCAATTCTAATATGGCCGTTTCAGTTGAATATGATCTTGAATACTAATGAAAACTATATATAGGTTTTTAGTTAAACCTAGAGAAGAAAGATACGATAATAAAATAAAAGTAGGGGATAAAGAATTAATTACTAACACAAGAATAGAAACGTTTCAGTCTGTTAGTAAAAGAGCAATTGTAGAAGTTGTCCCTGAATATTTTAAAACTGATATCCAACCTGGTGATGAAATAATTATTCATCATAATGTATTTCGTAGATTTTACGACATGAAAGGTAAAGAAAAGAACAGCGCATCTTTTTTTAAAGATGACTTATTCTTTTGTGACATGGAACAGATATATTTATATAAGAAAAACAATGAATGGATTTCTAATTTAAATTATTGCTTTGTTTATCCTATATTATCTACCGATGACTTTAGTACATTTAAAGAACAATCTAACCTTGGAATACTTAAATACGGCAATAGCTCCTTAGAAGCCAAAGGAATAACTCCTGGAGCACTTATAACTTTCACTCCAAATTCTGAATTTGAATTTATAATAAATAGTGATCGTTTGTATTGTATGAAATCTAATGATATAGCCTTGACACATGAATACCAAGAAGACAAAGTTAAATATAATCCAAGCTGGGCAAAGAGCTGTTGAGGAATTAATTAAAGTAGCTAAAGAACCTATTGTAGATTCTGGAGATGATGTTTCAGCAGATAGATTAAAAAACGCAGCAGCAACTAAGAAACTAGCTATATTTGATGCTTTTGAGATTTTAACGAGAATAGAGACTGAGAAAGAAATGCTCGAAGACAAACCTAAAAAAGAAGAGAAAAAAGAAGAAAGATCTTTTAGAGGTTTCGCTGAAGGGAGGAGTAAATGAGTTACGAGCAAACCCTATGGAAAGAGGTTAAGGACATTGTAAATCCTAAAATTCTTAAGAAACAAAATAGATTTAAAAAGTGGGAGTATGGGTACAACCCAGATTACGATTTCATTGTAATTAGTAAAACTGGAAAAATTGGGCAAATCATTGAAATACAAAATCTCAGAATTGCTTTACCAGCAACAGATGAACCGTTTAAACGAAGTGAAAATAAAGAGGAGCAATACTGGGAAAAACAAGAATATCCAAAAGAATTAGCTAGAATTAAAAGTAGGTTTGATTGGGAAGAATACCCAAACGATTTTAAAGAAAAGTGGTACGATTATATTGACAATGAATTTAAAAAACGAGATGAAGGGTATTGGTTTTATAATAACGGTAGTCCTATCTACATTACTGGTACTCACTACATGTATTTGCAATGGTCAAAAATTGACATTGGATCACCTGAGTACAGAGAAGCAAACAGACTCTTCTTTATATTTTGGGAAGCTTGCAAAGCAGATGCGAGATGTTACGGAATGTGTTACCTTAAAAACAGACGGAGTGGTTTCTCCTTTATGTCATCAGCAGAACTTGTTAATCAAGCAACAATATCAAGTGATGCAAGATATGGTATTCTCTCAAAAAGTGGAGCAGATGCTAAAAAAATGTTCACAGATAAAGTTGTACCAATCTCGATTAACTATCCGTTTTTCTTCAAGCCGATCCAAGATGGTATGGATCGTCCTAAAACCGAACTGGCATACAGAGTTCCGGCATCTAAACTTACACGTAGAAAACTGGAAACAAACGAACAACTTAGAGAGCTACAAGGATTAGATACAACTATTGACTGGAAAAATACAGGAGATAACTCTTATGATGGGGAAAAGCTAAAGTTATTAGCTCATGATGAAAGTGGTAAATGGGAAAGACCTGATAATATATTAAA